CAAATAAGCGGAGTAGGGCGCAAGCCCCTAAATGCCATAAACAAAGGAACGGAGGATATGGGAAATGACAATCAGCGAAAAGAATATAGTAAAAAGATGGAACATGATGGCAAGCAAGGATTTGGGATATGACAGAAATCCCGAAGCAAGGGGTTTTGCAGAACTTTTCAGCAGTATATTTGAGCATGACAATACACAGCCAAAAGGTACTGCTTATATCAATCCTATAATTAGAGGATTTGCATTTAATAATCAGTATTTAGATATATCTGTAGTCGAGTGCCTTGACTTAAACTATATAAATATTACAAAAAAGGCTGCTATGGAATTGGACTGGTACTTAATGAATCACCTTGATTGGTTCGACCGTTATCAATACGCATTAGTAAATTAACCACACCACCCACCCGGCGGGGATGCGCCGGGAGAAAGAAGGGAAGATATGTTAGTAAAATTACAGAATGGACTTATCTGCAATAATAACAATCATTTCTACTGTAATGACAACAATTTCATGTTTGATGGAATAAATTACGAAAGAGATGAATACAACGGAAGATGTTACCGTCTGGAAGAAAGCTCCTGCCTTAGAGCTGATTGTGATGGGAAACTTGCAAGAAGAAGAATCTCAAACAAAGAATATTTAATGCAGTTGGGCGCGCTCAAGGCAATGATTCCTACGAGGGAAGAGATTGAAAGTCATCGGTAATATGATTTTGTCCCGTCCCTGCCGGGTAATGCAGGGAGAAAGTGAGAAGGATATGCCGAACTCGGATTTTGACAGAATGAAATCTTTTATTTATAGCCATAGATTCAAAGGTTTGTATAGGCTTTCGGACGGTTCCGAAATACGCTCCCATAAGGCGTCATACGGCACATAATACTCTCTGTATACTGCTGACAACAACTGTGTTTCCGTAGAATACGACATTGAACGATTTAGATTTCTTCTTGTGTAAAGAACAGGCGGCAGGATAACACCTACCGCCTTTTTCTCTCTCTTACACCTATCGGTTTTGAATCTTCAGCTCGCTTTTGAGTGCCGCAGTTAATATTGCAGAAAAATTCACTCCTGCCTTTTCAGCTTCAAAATTCAGCCATGATGGTATTGTGCAGTTTTTCTTGACTACCCTCATATCATTCTTTCTGCGGTACTCTCCAAAGTCCACGTCAACAAGCGTTACAATATCCGCCGACGAAGCAGCCTTTACCTCCGATACCGCAGTTGGCTCTGGCAAGGATTCTCCATCATCTTCCATATCAATGCCAACAACCCCTATTGCATCTCTTGCCATTTCAATAGCCTCTGTCAGCGTGTCTCCCTCAGTATTTATATCGAAATCAGGAACATACACCACATAACCGACCTTATCAGGCGTTAAAATAATTGGATAAGAATTTTTCATATAAAACACCTCCTAAATTCTTGCAGACTTATTTCAGCCCACACCTTTTGATAATTGACTTTGCAAGGTTTTCTTTTATCTCTTTATGCCTTGGAACGCTCTCACGCTCTGTGCCTTTTGTATAAACATCATGGTCTGCGCCGTGCCGCTTAAACTTCCAACCATTGCTTTCTAACAGCTTGATAAGGTCTTTTGTTTTCATTCCGTTCCCTCCTTACAGCTATAATTATACGCCTATTATACGCACAAGTCAATACTTTTTTGCAGAAAAAAAGAGCATTTCTGCCCTTTATAACACTACGTCCTTTTGCCGATATGCAATCTGCACAAGGTCGTCAAAGACTTCATTCCATGTGCGCCCCGTAGCCTTGCAGCACGCACGAATGGCGCAGTCTCCGACACGCTTTTTTAAAGGATTGACATTATATTCCACCCATTTTTGCACAACTATACCTCCATAATTTTGTTTTCCAAACTTACTACCCTCTCGAAAACTTTTAACTCTTTCAAGATTTCCTCAATCATCTTCCCTACACCCTACCACAATTTTACAATAGATTCGGGCAAATGATGTACCAATTATTCAGCGGATATTATAAAATTTAGTAGAATAATTCGAAAGGTTTGGTACATTCACTTTTGGCAGCTCTTCACCGCCCTCTTTTATCAGTTTTTTAAGAAATTGCGTCACCTGTGGAGAACTGACTAAAATAACTTTTTCTGATTCTCTTTTCATTTTTCTTTCTCCTTTTTATCTCCTTGCGCCCTGATTCGCTTGCTTTGTCTGCTCCTTGCCAAAATCAAATGACTAGAGTAATCCTTCTCTTATTGCATTACAAATCATACTTAAAGATTCTGTATAACCCCCAACTGCTCTTTTATCCTCCTCCGAAGCATCAGATGCAATAAAATCTTTCACATCCTGCTCCAAATTTAAATATTCATCTTTTGTCAATTTGCCATGTGTCATCCTATATATTAATTTCTCTGCCTCTGTCTGAGGACTCTCTAAACGTCTTGTATACTCTTTGCAAAACATAGCCAACTCATGAATATCTGTATCCTTATCAATATCTTCTACCTTAATAATCTTCTTATTATTATTCATTTTTTCCTCCTTTTAATTCCTCAACAAAATGCATGACATCATAAAAAATCTCAAATGAAACACCCATACTTCGAAGACTTTCAGCTACTTTATCCTCAAGCCATTGGTATCGCAATGGAAGAGAAATATTAAATAGCTCTTTTGCAAATTCCATATTTGTACCATACTTAAATTTATTATTTATAACCGATAATATAGTTGTTTTATCCTGATATGCTATTACTGAATCTATCTGCTCCTTCAAACATATTTGCTGTTTTAAAAACTCAACTGTTGCTTCTTCAATATGCCTATTTGCAAAATATATTTCAGGAGGATAATGACTTGCTGAACATGAATGTAACATTTCATGCCATATAGTTCCATTATCCACTGTATCATTTAAAGCAATATCACAATTCCATCTTTTTTCACCCAGTATATTATTATTTGCGAGTGAATTATCAACAACAATATGTTCACTCCACTTTGATGAATTAATTGCGTAATCTTCAATCTTAGATTTTATTTCTTGTGCTGCCTCCATCAATTCTTTTTTACTTCTATGTTTTGGTAAATCTTCATTCTGCTTTGCATACCTTGTAGCGGCTCCGTTTGCTTTAGAAGATTGTTTTCTATTAAACCCACTCACCTTAAGACGATCATACTGCTTTCTTAAATCATTCGTCTCAGCAAAGTCATGAAACGCCTTATTCTGCTGTCTTAGTTTATATGCCAGTTTATCATAATCTTTTTGTAGAATACTTTTCACATCAGTTTCAGCCACCATATCCATTTCTTTCTGTTTTACTAAGAGCTGCGTTTTAGTCTTTCTTATAGCTCGTTCCATCGCCCGAAGCTTTTGTGAATTTCTATACTCCTGTTTAGATTCCTCAGAATCTATTCTATTTCCTGCTCCATTTATCAGATTCCCTTCTTTGTCTCTCCATGGATTCCCCAATCTCTCATCATAAGGACCAAAACTGTGACGACAATTATATCCACAGATTCCTTCCCCTGTACCATATCCACATGTCTTTACAAAATCTGGATATTTTCCTTTATTCTCGGAACCTCCTGCTTTCATTCCATTCTCTTCAATCTTTCCTTTTACCTCTGTAAATCTTGCTAAGTCTGCATCTGATACATAAAACACCCGTCCTTGCCAACTCATATGATTCGCTGGTTCTTCATGTTCTGTAAAACGTGCTCCTATATGTGCAGAAGTAATTATTAGATTGGTCCCTGCTTCTTTCACATATTCCATTGTAACTTGTCCTGCCATCTGTACCATGCTTGTACGCACACAACACATTACTGCTGCTTCCAGTGTTCTTTTTGTACCAGTAGGATATAACACTTCTATTCCTTTTCCAGCGTATCTATCAAGAATATCGCACACAGCTGCTGAGTAGCTTTGCACTCCTGCCGCCACTCGCATATCAGCTTCATCCAACATATTAATTAAATCCACTTGCGCTTGATCCATTGTAGATTGTGTAAGATTCCAAAGTTTTTCTTGACTTTTTTTATATTGTGCATCCATTAGCCGTATCACAGCAGGATTCTTTAGCGGATTCGGCTTTATTATCCCTAATGCAACCAGTATATTTCTATCCCATTCCCATGATGTCATAACAGCATCTTGTAAAAGAGCTTTCAGTTCCTTTCGACTCAGGCCTGTCAGCTTACGCAGCCTCTTTTTTATTTCTCTCTGACTTTCTCCCATGATGCGAAGCTTATATAACATACGGTCAGCAGTTCCTGACATCACTCTAGCAGTCAATAATCTCTCTGCAATATCAGAAAGAATAAAATCCTCCAACTGCCTGTATATTTCAATCAACCGCTGTTCTTTCCCCTCGAAATACTCTGGCTTTAACATTAGCCTTTCCCCACCTCGTCTTTTACTGCATTAATCCATTCGTCTTTATGTAAGCGTTTCGCTTCATCGAACCAATGATCTGTTGTTCCTGCTCCTTTAGGATGATATGTAAGTGACTTTCCTGCTGGATATTTCTTTTCATGCTTCTTCGCCCATGAACTGCCATTAGATGCAAGATACAATTCTCCCTGATAAAGGTAATGTGCATAGGAAGTATTATACTCTAATATACCACCATAAATCCCTTCTGGAAAATTAGCACTTCCTCTCAAACCACCATTCAGATGTGGAACCAATGGTTCACAATCCTTTCTCACAGCTATATTCAATAACTTTTGCGCTTCTCTAATATTGCGGTCTATCCGCTTCGTGTCGATATGTATATCCACATTCCCTACGCGCTGCCTGATTCTCATAAAAACTTCTCCACCAGCTTTCCACACTTTTTACATTTCATAAGAATCGAATCACCATTTTTATATTGTACAACATGTACCATTTCCCAATCATGAAGGCAAAATAACTTTTCAAATATTCTACACATTCCCTATTCCTCCCCAAACAATCTTCCCTCTGATTCATTCGCCCGGTTTTCCTCAACAGCCTCCTGCACCATCTTCTTTGCTTCTTCCTCTGTATATCCACGATGAAGGACAAGCCAACGGAACTTAGCCATAAATCCTTGATTGGCAAGCTGTAAATCCATAGTAGCATCATGTTCTTCATCTTTTAGCAAATCAGCAAAATAGCAGAATAGTTTATAATTCCCATTATCAGAAAATGGCACATCTCCGTTAATAACAAGCATTGCATTGATAATATAGGCTATATCATGAATAGCGCCTACACGCCCGTCACCGTTGGAATTGGGCTTTTCAAGCACATCACGATATGACAATACTGTGTCGGCTGTACGTTTTTGCGTGACGCGCACCTGCGTTGCTGTTGCCATTTGAATATCCTGCCCATCAAAAACAAAATATCCCGGGTCGAAGCCACATTTGAAACCTATTATCGACAGATAGAAATTGATTCCCTCTTTTCGGCTTGTGACTTGTAGTGTCGGCTGCCACTGTTCAAATGATTTATCTTCCATATCGTCCAATCCGGTCTTGAGTACCATTCTTGGAAGTTCAATCCCATTATTTTTCGCATACTGTATCGCAGATTGACCGATAATCATTTTCGGTGCGGAATCCTCCGTTTCTATTCCAAGCGTAGATATTGCAATATCGAGAGCACGTAATTCTTCTATACAGTTCGCAAAGCACGATATACCTAAAGGGCTGTCAGAATCTATAAAGTTGTAAATAGGGCACTTTATGTATCGAAATAACGGCTTTTCAAGTTTTTCCACCCAAAACTCCGGCGAAATATCCGTCCATTTGGTCTGTGATAGCGGAATTTCTCTGCCAAATTCATTTTGATTATCAGAAAGAAAAGCTTTGGTAGACACATGGTATATTCTAACCGTTTCGCTCTCTCCAACTTCATTCTTCCTTGTAAATTCCTCAAACCTGTGCCATTCTGCCTTTGTATAGAATTTTTTGCCTTTAGAATGATAGGAGAAGAATATTGCACCCCATATATCCTTGTTGCTGTCAAATTCTGTTACAAGGAACATATTTGGTGTTAAATACTCTGTGCCAGAACCGTACCACTTTACCATGACACCGCCAAAAAAAGCCATAGCATGAATATTGTCTTTTGCGTTTTGAAGGAAATGCTTGTCAATGATTTTCTGCATTTTCTTTGGCATTTCTCCCGAACGGATACCTTGTACCTTAACATCAATATTCTGTGTAATCAGCTTTGCCAGCTCCTCCGCGATTGTGTTCCAGAAAGTAACTGTGCGGCCGTTACTCTCTTTTAACCACGGCGGCTCACCACTCTCCAACTGTTCCCACAGCTTAATAGCAGCATCCATCTCCGGCGACAGGTATGTTTCCACACCGAAAGCCTTTTCAGCGTCCGTTTTAAACAACATTTTTATTCTCTCCTTAAACCATGTGAATAAACCCATGTCATATCCACCTTACCACTCAATTGTAAAATATGATTCATTGTACTGGCTGTTAGTATGTACCTCATAGCCCAGTTGACGCAAAAAGTTAGCCATTTGGTAACTTATAGAGCCATCTAAGGCTATATTGTTATTGCCTTTGTTGATAGCTCCATCAATCTCACGTTCGATTCTTTTAAGTTCCCACTCAACTCCGTTATTCCTCACTGCTTCTGTCTTTTCCCTTGCTTCTCTCGCTGAAATCATATCCATTCTCCCTTATTCATATTATCAGTCCCATTTAATTACTCGTCAAAATCTCATTGATTGTTAGAACAAAATATTGTCTGCCCCGTTCTGTTCCCCATTCCTCCAACTCCTGTGCTTGCCGCAGTTCCTTTTATCGTTCTTATGTGTTCGGTCCCCCTTGCACCACTCACAGCCACCATGATTCCAGCAGGCAAGATCTATGGCTCTTACAAACAGTCATCATAATTCTATTCCATCTTCGCGTAACATTCTTTTACATTCCTCTACAAGTTCTTTCCAGTCTGGTTTTATATTGGACGGATAATCATACAATTTTGAGAACTTTTTACACAAAGGATACCACTCAAACTGATATTCTATCGGAATTTTGTTTTCTTCCCCCTCATACAATTCTGTGAAGAATTTATGTTGTTGATTCCAGATTTCTTCGCCCGGAAACTCTGCTTTTTTAATTGGCTTCCTTAAGCTGTACCTTTTTTCATACTTATTGTCGTCATCAACCAATTCACCGTTTATCCATTCAAGACCATTTCCAATAACACAAAATAGTTGATTTAATGCGTGTTTTCTTGTTGGGAATATTCTCGAATAAAAGTCTGCCATATACTGTAGCTGGTCTTCTGCTCTCATTTTGTTTCAATCCTTTCTATATTTTCGCCACAATACGACTTGAAATGTTCTTTGCCATGTATGATGGATTTGTCAAGGCTCATGATATGGCTCTGGGAGAGGTTGCCATGCAAGAATACTCAATTTATCCCAGCCGCTTGAATCATTGACAAAACCAGACCATTGACCGTTATATGTATAAGAAATTCCTATTGTCTGAAATAATCTGTTGTATTCTCCGTACCTAAAATACTCAAACCATACAAGAACTTTCACCCCTTCCTCTGGCAACCTATCCTCACACAAAATCCACCCACCGTTATAATACCTCTCCGACCTCTCCATATTCGCCGCTTGCAGTTTTGCGGATAAAGCCTCTATTGTATCAGCCGCTTGATAAAGACTATTAGCGGTCCCATATATCGCATCTCCACTTGCTTCATGTGCATAAGCACACGCTTTAATCTCCTTTACCTGTTCGCTTATCATGCTCATTCTATCAATCCTTCCATCATACTGTTTTTCGCACTCTTTTACATCACAATATTCGCACCTTGCTTTTGGACATGGAGCATTTGTATGTTTGCATGTAAAAGCAACAATATTCTTTGGAACATGACACTCCTTATTCTTTCTGTTTACGCATAGAAATTTGTCACATATTTCCATTTCCCTATCCTCTCCTTACCACATTAGCAGATACCTTACAATTCTTCATCAACTTCTAAATCGCCTGTAATTACATCAAATTTTTCGACAAGCATGATATAATCCTCTATAAATTCTCTCGCCTCTTCTTCTGTTAAAGGCTTGTTATATGAAGCGTGCATCACCATGTGTCCGTCCTCTGCAAATATCATGCAATGATGATTACATTTCGCTGCCTGCTGTAATGTATATCCTTTATGTTTAAATATCATATCTTTTCCTTTCTACCACATAGACAGTTTTTTCACGTAATGTATCAAACAATCCATCTATTCAACTTTCTTGCAATTCCCCAGATGTAATACCTTATTAAATCCATGTGATGATCATTCTCCTTTATAACTTCATCATCATGTTTATCGTCCCATGCATAACCTTCAAATTCTTTCAAAGTTTCCGAACAGCTTTCATGTATTTTTAAAAGTCCCATATTCAAATATTTTGTGACCTCTTGTATTCCGTTCAACACATCATTATCCGCACCTATTACAATATACTGTGCATACTTCTTTATAGTTTCTATAAAACCTGCCGCAGACGGGTCAACAAGGATATATTGTATTGGCAGATTTCCAATCGTATCACACATTTGTTTATAGTATTTCTCATTATCAACACGGTTTTCCGAACCACCTCGGTGGTGAAATTCTTTTATCATTATTGACTTTCGCCCGTTAAACTCAAATACACCGATTGCAAATGGATTTACTGTGCCGTAGTCAATAGATACATAATACTGGCTGTTTCTATGGAACTCCATCTCGCCTTCAACAACGTGCTTCTTCCTGCTGAACATGGGATATACAAGTCCCTCTGCCAACGCCCACTCACCCAATATGTATCGCTTATAATAAACGCTCCCAGAATATTCCTTACATAAATCATCAACAAACTTTTTCGGTAAAAATGGATTGTCAAAAATAGTATACTTCTGGCAGTATATATCCAGTTCTGTATCATCAAGAAATTCTTTTAGCCAATGGTTTGG